CTTGAAGTCCTTCTCGATCTCGTCCAGGCTGCGGCGCAGCGGGGCCACCAGCCGGTCTTGCAGGCTGGTGATCAGGGCAACGCGCATGTCCTGGCTCACTTGGCGGCTCCTGCGCGCCGCGGGCGGCGCTTGATGATGTAACGGGTGGTGGTGCCGGTGGGCGGCGCGTCAGCGCCCCGGCTTGGGGTGCGCGGCGCCAGTTGCTCCAGCATCACCAGGCACTCGGCCACGCCCAGTTGCGCGGTCTCGGTCCACGTCAGGCCGGCGCGGCACAGGGCAAGGCGGGCTTGTGTCCATTGGGCGTGGCCGCGAGCGCGGCCCGCCGCTTTCCCTCAAGCTCAGCCGCCGCCGCCTCCAGCCGGTTGAAGTCACTCGGGTGCATGCCGGTGATCAGCTCCAGCGGCACCGGGGCCGGCAGCGTGCCCAGCCGGGTGAGCTGGCGCGCCAGGATGGCCGCGCTCAGCGCAATGGCGTTGGTGGTGCCCACCTGGTCCACGGCGTCGATGTTGTCCTGCACGGTGGGCGCGCGCAGGGTGAAGCTGCGGTGCCACGTGCCCTCCACCTCCACGCCCTGCTCCAGCTCGCCGCTCAAGGTCAGGTCCTTCATGGCGGCTTACTCGACGATCTTGGTGGCGGCCGTCAACTGGATGTCGATGCGCGCCTCGTTGTCCACGTTGTAGCTCTCGCCCACCTGCGTGGCGAAGCAGTCTGCATAGCTGGTGCGCCGGCCACCGGCCAGGGGCGTGATGCTGAGCTTGGCACCCTGGATGTTGGCCCAGTCCACAGGCGTGCCCGTGGCAGGCACCAGGGCCGTCACGCGCAGGTCGTACTGGCCCAGCGTGCGCGCAAAGCCGGTGATGCGGCCGGTGCGGTTCATCGTCCTGGCCGCACGGCGGCCGGTCTGGTCTGTGACGTCCAGCCCGGTCACCTCGATCTCGCGCCCGTCCACCTCCAGGATGGCGACGCCAACAAATTCAGTGAGCATGAAAAGGTCCTTCCAGCGGGCTTACAAGCCCAGGGGTGAGAGGCCCGCAGTCGCGGGGTGTGGGGGGCGTGGGGATGGGCTGGGGCCGTTCACAGCAGCAAGTCGATGCGGCCGGCCAGCACGTGCAGGCCGTTGACCACGTCCACCGGGATGCGCACGTTCAGACGGTTCGGGTCCACCGTGGCGCGCTCCACCACCAGTGCGGGCTTGTTGGCGTTCACGGCCTCAACGATCTCCAGCTCTTCCAGCTTCACCAGCACGTCCAGCACCTCGCTGCGCACCCGCGCTGCCGTGCGCTCGCTGAGCTTTTCTCGGGGGAAGCGCAGCGTCACGCGCTCGCGCACCGCGCGGCGCACATAGTCCAGCGTGCGCACCGTGGTCAGGTCCAGGTAGCTGATGTCCGCCACGCCCAGCGAGTTGAGCGTGTAGGTGGTGATGGCGCGCACCACACCCACCTGCTCGCCCGGCTGCACCTCCAGCGGGGTGATGCCGTTGGCCAGCGCCGTTTCCTGCTCGGTGCGCGTCATGCGGCTGGCAATGGGCGGGGCCTGCACGCTGGTCAGCACCAGGGTGTTCAGGGGCCGGGCGGGGTGCCGAACACGCCAATGGCGCTGCGCTGCTCCATCGGCCCGCTCACAAAGTTCAGGTGCGTGCGCAGGGCCTGCAACTGGGTGCTGGCCTGGTACGGCACCACGATGATCTCGTGCCCACCGCTTTGCACCGCGGCCAGGGCGGTGGTGATGTCGGGGTCTGTGGCACCGCTGGCGAAGGCGGTGACCACCGCCGTCACGCTGGCGGCCGTGGGCGTGGCACTGGCCCGCAGCGAGTTGCCCACGGTGCCCAGGTTGCGCGCCGTCAGCGTCACCACGCCGGCCGCGCTGGCGGCCGAGAAGGGCAGATCGGGGCGGGCGGCCACCGCGGCCACCACGGCCGTGGCAATGGCGGTGGGCGTGTCACCCAGGGCCACAGGCAACTGCACCAGCGTGCCGGCCAGGTTCAGGTCCAGCACGCCGGCACCCGTGGCCGTGCCGGTGATGGTGATGGTGGCGGTGGCCGCGGTGCCCGCCGCATCGGCCACCGGGCACACGAACAGGCGGGCATAGGGGTTGGTCTGCAGCACGTCCACCACCATGCGGTGGCACTGGCTGCCGCGCCCGAACTGCAGGGCCGCCGTCTCGGCGTCGAAGATCTGCAGCACCGTGTTCACAGGCGCCGGGCCTGCGGCCATCTTCTGCGCAATGATGAGGATGCGCGCCGCCGCACTGGGCAGCGTGCGCACGGCCAGGCTGTTGTTGAACTCGAAGTAGCGGCCCGGCTTGCGGATGCTGTTCGGGATCTGATTGAAGCTGATGTTGGGGCTGGTCATGGTCGGGCCGTCCTTGGGTCAGTGGATCCAGGTGATGGGGGGCGATGGGGGGCGGAAGACGCTCAGCCCTTGGCGCCGCTCTTCGCGCCGGCCGCCGGCGCTGCGGCAGGCGCCGGCAAAGGGCGGGGCTGCACCTCCACCAGGTCGCCGTCCGCCAGGCGGCGGATGTAGTAGCCGGTGGGCGCAATCTCCACCGGCTCTTCGCCGATGTAGGTGCGGGGGTCTTCTTCGCGGGGCACTTGCAGGCCGGTTGCTGCCTTCACCAACATGGGGGGTCCTTTCGTGCTGTCTCAGGGGGCCACCAGGGTGGTGACCTGGTCGCTGGCGTCAGATTCGTCGTCGCCGGGCTTGAGCAAGTAGCTCAGGCCCACGGTGATGAGGTCGCCGGCCGGGGCCAGGGCGGGGTCGGGGTAGATCTCGGTCCACGCGGTGGCGAACTGCTGCGCCATCACCGTGATGGCGTCGCGGTTGACCAGGCTCTTGGCCACGCTGCGGATGGCGCCCGGCGCCAGCGGCTCAATCTGCAGGCCCAGCGTGGCGTTCACCAGGGCGAGCTTGTTGTCTTCCAGCAGCTGGTACACGCCCACGTCCTGGCCGCGGCTGTCGTCGGCCTGGCGGGCGCGGTCTTGCACCAGGTTGCGCTGGGCCACCAGCACCTCAAAGGTGCCCTGGTAGCGCCAGGTGCGCGGGCCCACGCGGGTGGGCCGGGCGCCGTCAAACGTCACCCACACGGCCGGCAGCGAACGGATCCAGCCGAACGTCTCATCGTCCAACTGGGCGCCGTAGCTCTCCACCAGCGGGGTGTAGCTGCGGGTCACCGCGCGCAGGCGGTTGACCAGGCCCTGCTCTATCAGCGTCACCGGGCTGCTCACAGCATGCCCTCCAGTGCGCCAAAGGTGCGCGCAGGCGTGCGCACGGCGCTGGCCCCGCCCACGGCGGCCGGGTTGCCGGCGCTGGCCAGCTGCAGGTTGCCCGCGGCAATCTGCACCCGGCCCTCGGCAGCGGCCTGCAGCCAGGCGGTGGCGTCCTTGAAGCGGGCGCGAATGCCCTCGGTCTCCATCACCTCGGTGCCGGTCATGCGGTAGCGGGCGATGTCGATGCACGCGGTGCGCAGCTCCACGGGGGTGGTGCTGAGCACCACGCCGGCCCGGCTGGCCAGCGGCAGCGCGTAGCGGCGGCCCAGGTAGCCGTCCATCTCCGCGCTGGCGTCGTCCAGGGCGCGCTGCAGGGCTGCGGTGTCCGGCGTGCCCACGCCCGCGCGATCGCTCAGCGCCGTGGCCTCACGGGCGCCAAGGCGGTCAATCATCTGCTGGACGGTGGCGTAGGGCATCGCGGCTCAGGGCGCTGCAGGGGTGGGCTCAGGTGGGCTCAGGTGGGCTCAGGCCGGCTTCTGCGGCTGTGCAGGCGGCTCTGCAGCCGGCTGTGCAGCTGGCTTGATGGCGCCCGCCTCCAGCAACTGCTTGGCATCGGCCTCAGACAGCTCCAAGGTGGCGCCGGGCTCGTGCCGCTCGCCGTCGTACTCAACGGCGTAGACGGCGATGTAGGCCTCCACCGCAACGTCGGCGGTGGAGGTGTTGGTCTTGGTTCTGGCCATGAAGTACCTCTGAAGTTGATGGGCGATCAGGCGATGGCGGTCTGGAACAGGTAGCCGCACTCGGCAGCGGCGATCACTTCCTTGACCGTCTCGCCCACGCGCACCAGCTCGCCGCCACGCAGGCCCCGCTTGGGCTCGGGGATGCTGCCGGCGATGTAGTTGCCGAACTGCGCAGTCCAGCCCCAGCTCGGCTGGCCGATCTGGGCCGCCGTCTGGCTGCTGTAGATCAGGGCAGCGCTCTTGCCCCAAGCGCGGTTGTAGGCGGCGGGCTGGCCCCGGCGGGCGGTGTTGACCCACGCCTCGCCGATCAGGATCTCTTCCAGCTCCAGCGCCTCGGCCGCCATCTGCAGGCTGACCACGCCGCGGTTCTGCGCGGTCTTGTAAACCGCCTGCACCATTGACGGGTGCTGGCGCAGCACCGTCCACACCTGGCGGCCCAGCACCAGCTTGTTGGGCCGCACCAGCAGCGAGTCCGCCGCCACCAGGATCGCGTTGACCGGGTTGCTGTTGACGAAATCGTCCCAGCGGCTGGTGCCGGCCAGGGCCACGGTGTTGCTGCCGTAGTTGGCCGCGCCGAACACCGTGTTGGCCACGCGGATCTCGCGGTCCAGCTGGATCAGCGAGGTCAGCATCATCACGCTCAGGTCACGCGGGTGGATGGGCCCGCCGGAGGGCGGCTTGTCCATCTGCTCGAAGTTGCCGATCTCGTCGTTGGACAGCAGATCGTCCAGGCCGTAGTCGGCGCACTGGTCGTTCACCTCGGTGCCGCCGAAGTCCACCATGTTCGGCTCGCTCTTGCTGCCCACCATCGTGTTGGGCACCGTGAACCCCTGGGCGGTGCCGTAGCGGGTCCACTTGAACGCCTTGGTGGCCACCGGCACGCGGGGCATGACGCGGTCGGCAATCAGGCGTGACTCGGGGTTGCGGAACGCAATCGCCACCGCAGAGAGGGTGGGATTGATCGGAAAGGATTGAACTGCCATGTTGCTGAGTCCTCAGGGTGGGGGGGTTAGAACACGCCGGGGTTGACGATGACGTTGACCAGGTCGCCAGCGGCCGCGGCGGCCTCCAGCGCAACGCCCACCACGCGGTTGCCCGCGGCGGCGGCGACCACGGCGCGGCCGTTGGCGTCCGCCGTCAGCGCGGCGCCCGCAGCGAACGCGGCGCCGGCCTCCACCAGGTGGATACCTGCGTGGCAGATTTCCACGCGCTCACCCGTCAGCGGAGAGACGTCCCAGCTGATGCCGGTGATCAGGCCCGCGGCACTGGACGCCTGCACCACCTGGCCGGCAGCGGCGCCAGGCACCACGATGCGGTAGGGGGCGATCGCCGCTTGCGCGACGTATTGCTTGTACAGAGGGGATGACATGCTTCAGGCTCCTTCCTGGATGCGGGCCACGGCCTCGGCCGCGGTGATGGTGATGCCCCGGGTGGCTTCATCGGCCACCAGGGCGGCAGCCTTGTGTCCCAGCGCGACGGGGTCGATCTCGCGGGTGCCGCCGTTGCGGGCGTGCTCGCCAAAGCTCACGGTGGCCGGCATGGCCAGCAGTTGCGTGCGCAGCACGCTGGCCAGCGGCTGGGCGGCATCGCCTTCCCCGAAGCTCACCACGCTGTCACCAGCGGGCGTCTCCAGGTGCACCAGGGTGGCCACCAGCACATCGCGTGCGCCGGCGGGCCAGCGGGCTTCGCCGATCAGCTTGTCGGCAAAGCTGGCGCACTCCGCCTGGCGCGCCTGCGCCTGGCGCTGCGCCTCGGCGCCGCGCAGCGCCTGCAGCTCGGCCTCGGCCCTGTCGGCGCGGGCTTTTTCGGCCGCCAAAGCGGCCTGGGTTTCAGCACTCACGGATGATGTCCTTTCAGCGTGGTTGGAACGGGATTCGATCGGGGTGTGAAGTTCCCCAGACACGTCTGGGGCCCGATCTGCAAACGATGCGCCCTGCATGCCCTCCTGCCGGCGCTCCTCGGTCTCTTGCTGGCTGGCCGCGGCCGCCGTGTCGCTCAGGCCGTCCAGCTCCCACTGGGGCAGCACGGCATCGGCCTTCTCCAGGCCGTCACGCTCCACCAGCCAATCGCGCAGGCGGCGCAGCAGCCGAGTGACCGAACTGCCGAAGTAGCCGGACAGTTCGCCAAAGCTCACCGCATCCAGCTCCACGGTGGCCAGCTCTTCGCCATCGGCAAAGCTCACGGCCGGCAGGCCCTTGATGGCGGGCGGGTTGGCGCCCAGGAAACCGATGTGGGCCAGGTGCCACTTGCCCGGTGTGGGGTTGTTGCGGCTTGCCGGCGGATAGAACTGCGCGGAGACTTTGCTGAAC